ATTTGCTTCTTCTGCGATGTCTGTGCCATCTTCGAAGTCTGTCAAGCCTGCAGGTGCACCTTTTTCGTAGTTCACGGAACCAGCGAGGGAGTCTGTAGTTGTTACGCTAACGATTTCGCGAGCGCTTACGTAGCTCTTGCGGAGTTCGTTGATTTCAGCACGAACGTCGTCAGGGATGAGGTAGTTCTCACCGTTTTCAGCGTCTGCGCCTGTGATGAGTGCCTTTTCTGCTTCTGTGAGCTTTTGGCTCTTGAGCATCTTGCTCATTGCTGTGATGCCGCTAGCTTTTGTGTTAGTTGTTACAGGTTCAGCGTCAACTGGGAGTCCTGCCTTCTTAGCAGCTTCAAGTCTTGCTTCGACTTCGAGTTCCTTGTTGAGTGCGTCGATTTCGTCAAGTACTGCCGCTGCCTTTACGAGGTCTCTGTTTTCGCCTTCGGTTAGAGCTTGCGCTTCCTTTGTTTTGTCCAGGATGCGAGCCTGGATGTCTCTCATTTTTTTGTTCATGTTTTGCCTCCAAAAAATATTTTTATTTTATATTTTGCGCTTTTACTGCGCTAAGTCTGGCTCGCAGCGCCAGCTCCGTCGCCTTGTCGGCGTTGTCGGTTGTGTCAACTTCGGGCTCTACTTCGTTGCCCTCGTATACTGTCTTGCCTGTGTAACTCTTGCTAACACCTGCGGCCCTTTGTGCTGGAACTGCTACAAGGCTGAACTCGTAGGCGTCCTTTGCGCCGTTGAGTGTGAAGGTGCACAACACCTTGCCCCCTTCCTTGTCGTAGCTCTTGCCTGGCCAGTGTCTGCAGTAGCTCTTTGTGTTGTCAGTTCCACAGATGGAACAGATGCTGCTAGTGATAGAGCAGCCCACACTGCCTTCTTTTTTGATGCCTCCCTTGATCTCAGCAATGAGGTCGGCATTGCTAGCTGTGCGAACCATGTAGCACTTTGCTACTAGCTTCGTGTATAGCTCACCGCTTGCTAGTGTCTTGGTGCCTTGTTCTAGCTCAGTCGCATAGATGCGGGCCACTTGGTTGTCAGCGCTATGGTAGTGGTCTTTGATGACTGTCTTGCCTAGGAATAGCTTCTGCAAGTCTTGCAAGGCTTTGAGGCTGAAGCGCTCATAGTCGCGGTCTAGCTCGTTATCACAGAGCACAGCGCGGAACACAAACACGTCCTCGGCGCTAAGTGGCTCAAGGGTGTATTTGTTTATGGCTTTGAGATCGTCCTCAGAGACTTCAAGCGATGACAAGTGCGCCGCTTTTTCAATTAGGCCTGGGACTTTTGTCTTTTTGTCTTGTTCGTCCATGTCTCCCTCCTATGTTGTGGTTGGTGTAGTTGTTATGTTGGTATATTGGGCGCCCGCGTATTGGACTGGGATGCTTGCCCCGTTACCTAGTAGCTTATCGCCTCCCTCCACGCCAGGAAGGTCAAGACGTTCGCGTGCTTCGTTTGGTGTCAGGATGAAGTTGTTCACCGCCGTGCTCATTGTTTCGATTTGTGTCTTTTGGTCCGCTCTGAGCATCACGCCAGTGTTAAACTTCGCGTGGTAGCCTTCTGCCTCCTCGGCGTCGCTCAGTAGCTTGTAGCCTATTTCTTCCTCGTATTGCTTAACAATGTAGAGAAGGGTGTCCACTAGGAAGCTCAACTGTTGAGCCTCAGCGCTTGCGTAGCTGCTCTTGGTGTAGTCACCAACTTGGTAGGGCTTAACACCGAAGGCGCTAGCGATTTGCAGCGCGCTGTACTGCTTGATTTCAATAAACTGACTGTCCGCCAGTTTGACGTTGAGCGGAGTCAGCGAGAAGCCTAGAGGGATGGGCACGATGTTCTCAACGCCTGCCTCCTTCATTTCGCCTTTCGCGTAAGCCTCGATGCCTTTGACTAAGGTCTTGACGTTCTCGTCGTCGAGGTTGCCCGTATATTGCAGCACGCTCTTGGCGGTCATGCCGCTCTGGTATAGCTTGTTGACCATACTCTGGGCTTTTATATTGCCCTGGATGGTGCTAGCAAGCTGCTCGCGCACGCTGATGCCTACAAGTCCGTCAAGTGTCATGTGACTCTTGAAGTGCAGCACTTCCTCCGAACCGAGGACAACAGTGCCCTGCTTTGTGCTATAGCGGTAGTAGACGTCGGGAACTTCTGACAGCTTGAGCGCGTTGTCGTACACTACCTGCACCGCTGTTGGGTCCATAGGCCAGAGCTGTGGCTTTGCTGGGTCGCTTGTGTCTATCCACGCGTAGGCGTTGCCGTAGTGGTTGCGACAGTTTTCCATCACGCCCCAAAAGGTTGAGGCGGTCATGAACTTGTTAGGGCGTTCGTTGAGTGTTCTGTAGAACTGGTGGTCTCTTGCTATCCTGATGCCTTGACCAGGAATTGCTTGCTGTATTTTTAATGGCAACTTGCCGATGCTTTCGCTTAGCACTTTAAGGCAGGCGAAGTATGTGGCCTCGCTTAGGGCCGAGCCTTCAACGTTGTGAAGGTTCAAAAAGTCCAACAGCTGGTTGAGTGTCATGCCCTCGGAGCTGCTGGCGCTTTTAGTCTTTTTGTTCTTTTTGTTTCTGTTCAAAAGCCCCATTTACTTGGCCTCCTTTGTTTTACTTTTTCCAGCCCATGAGTCTCAAGTAGGCGTCCAGTTCACTGTCCACGTCCACGGGTGCCTTTTCTGCGCCTTTGTTCATAAGCATGAGCGCGTGGGCGTCAATAAGAGCGTCCACAGGGTCAATGCGCTTGAACTTCGCGCCTGGTTTCTTGTCTACTTTTATCTCTGCGAAGCTGTTGCGCACCACCGCCGCGTTGACCATTGACCAGGTCAGCAGTTCGTCTGTTTGGTCGTACTCCAGCGCCCCGCTCTTGGTTAGCAGCTGGATGGCCACGGTCGCGTCGTTAAGGTTGCGCGCGCTCTGTGTGATCGTTACCACGGGACAGCCAAAGGCCTCCAGGTCTTGCATAACTCCTGCAGCGTTGTGCGGGTCTATGCCTATGCCTAAAAAGTTCAAGCCTAAGCGGTCGCGAAGTTCAGCCAGATATGACACAATGAACTTGTAGTCGTTCATGTAGTCAGTCGCGCCACCTGTGACTGTAATGAGCCCCTGAGCCTCCCACACGTCATAAGGCGCGAGGTCGGTCTCTATATGCTCCTCTAGTCGGCCGCGTGGCATGAAGCTGTGGCTGTGTATGTAATAGCGCCCACCTGGAAGCGGGAACTCAAGCACCAAAGTGGTCAAGTCGCCGCCGCTCGATAGGTCAAGACCTACCCAGCACTCGCGGTGTCCAGCCTCTACGACGTCTTTGAGCGTTTGCTCAGTGCCGCAGGCCTTCCACGCCTCGGGCTTGATAAACTGGTCGTCGGTGTTTACCACCCAGAGGTTGAGCGCTTTAGTGAGGAAGTCCCTCAAGTCTTGACCACCCATGTCTCTGGCGGTCTTTGCATCCTGTCGCAGTGTCTCGAACTTCTCAGGGTCTTGACACAGGAACGGGTTGGACTTTATCCAGTTGCGCTCGTCCCAGATGTCGTCGCCTGGGTCTAAGCTGTATATATCAATAAAAAAGTCCTCCGCAGTTGTCAGTCCTTTGAGGACTTTGACCGCGTAGTCGTCCATCTCTTTGCAGAAGCTGTTCAGCCTGTCGCCGCGTGTCGTTATCATAGAGACAAGAGTCTCAGGGAGTGACCGCGTGCCGTTGTATATAGCCTTGTAGACTTTATTGTCACGATGCTGGTGCAGCTCGTCGATTGATGAAAAGATAGAGCGGAAGCCGTCGTCAAGGCCTGCCTCTTTGCTCAGTGCCTCGATGGTACAGCCCGTCTCTAGTGCTTCGATGAGGGACTTGTAGTCCTTCACTTTGAAAAGCTCAGCAAGGTCGGAGTCGATGCTCACGAACTTGCTCATTTCCTCCCAGGCTAGTCGGGACTGGCGCTTCTTTGTTGCTACTGTGAACAACTTGCCGTGCTGATAGCCGCCGAAGCCTGCGATGTATGTGCCCATGATACCGTTCTCGAACGTTTTGCCGTTCTGACGGGCCATAGACTTATAGCGACGGCGGAAGCGCCGCGCATTGTTGACTGTTTTCATCCACCCGAAGGTGCAGCCTATATCGAACGCCTGACAGTCTAGCAGCTTGACGGGCTTAGGCTCTAAGCCCTCCGCGATGGTTAGCGTCTCGGCGAAGTCAATGACACGCTGAGCTGCATCGCTGTCCCAGTAATAAGGGAACGCTGCAGTCCGCTGTCTTTTTAGGTCTCTAAGGTGGCGCTGGCAGGCCAGCTTGTGCAACTCTCCGCAGACTACCTCACCAGCTACGACGCTGCGAGCGTATGCAGTCACACGGTCGGTCATTTTCCTGCCGCTCCTTTGAACCTGTCGAACTTGTTAACCCT